TCAGTTTACTGACTAAGAGGGTGTAAACCCTTGATATGAAAGCATTCTAGGCTGTCCCCTAGGGTGCTTTTTTTGATTTTGTTACCCTTTTTGTTACCCTTTGCAATTTTTTTGTATAGTAAAAGGGTGACCCTAAAGTGTCATACCCTTATAAACTATTAATAGCATTTTCAAATATTGAAGCTGATTTTTGAGCTCCTTCTTTAGTTGCGTGAACATATGTATTAAGTGTCATTGAGATATCACTATGACCTAGACGGTGTTGTAAGTCTTTTGGCTGAATACCAGCGTAAAGCATGATAGTAGCGTGTGTATGGCGTAAACCATGGAAAGATACATTAGTTACACCAGCGTTTTTAAAGTGCTTATCTAGTCTTCTTCTTAGATTGCAAGCATAAGCATATTTTTCTGTAAAAACAGAGAATACAACCGTTTCAGACCGACCAAGTTCCCACGCTTTAACTTGTTGTCGGTTTTTATATTGTTTAAGCATGAGTATAGTTGCCTTATCAATTGAGATATCCCTATAACCCGCCTTAGATTTAGGGGGATTTACTTCTTGATATCGGTTAAGTGTCTTATTAATGCTGACTATACCCTTTTCTAAGTCAATATTAGACCATTCAAGGGCTAAAGCCTCGCTGATACGCACCCCAGTAGCAAGTAAGAACGTATATAAAACAAAGTCAAATAGATTTTCGTAAATTGATTGGTCTAAAGTATCTAGGTAGCCTAAGAATTGTTTTAATTCTTGTCTATCTAAGAACTTAATTTTACTTTGTTCTTTTTGTTTTTTACGGGGAACAATAACGTCAGTAGCGGGATTGTGCTGTATTAGTTGCATAGCAACCCCATACTTAAGTATACGGCTATTTACATTGTGAAGTAAGTTATAGTTTGCGTATGCTCCTTTTACGCCTTTATTTGCCTTGTCAGCCCATTTGTTTACTTGTTGCTGAATAATAGGCGTTGTTAGCTTATCAAGCTTATAATCACCGAATACGGGCAATATATGAACCTTTAACAGTCCTTTCATCGCTTGTTGGGTATTTGGTTTAACTGTATTTTTGTAGCTATCCCACCAAAGCGAAGCAAGTTCCTTGTATGTTTTTACTGTAGCTTTGACTTTAGTTGTATAACCGTTATTGATAAATTCATTAACTGCCTCACGGGCTTTGGTTTTAACAGCCTTTTTGGTAGAAGCAGTAATGTTTTTACGTGCTTTTTTTCCTGTTAGTCTATCTGTTCCAAGGTAAACGTTAGCACGATAGACAATAGTTCCGTTTTTCTTTTTAACTTCTTTGATATTCATGTATAAACCTTTCCATCAGCAGGCAAGCTATTATTAAAAAGGTTCTAGGTTTTACATGTAAGAATGTTGGGATAGCAGGTTAGAAATAGTGGAAAATCCTAGTATATGACGTAACAAAACGGTACTCCATACCAGAAAAATATTGGAAAATGTGAGTATGAAAGCTATATATAATCGAATTTAGTAATTTTTAGCATTTCTATAGCTGAAATATATCAGGTTTTTTCAAGTCCTAAGAACTTATAACTGTTGTTGTGGTTGTATTTGTGAGCATATGAGTACTACAAAATACTACAATCTCCTTATTATAGATTTTCTTGAAAAATGAATTAAAAATCATAGAAGTTTACTGTATGAAAATCGAAAAAACAGCTTATTTTTGATTTTGTATAGGTGATTGTTTGGGTTAGTCTTTGTTTTTATTTTTTATATTATTTAATTTGGCTAATGCTTGTATTAAAGTATCGCTTATCTTACTGATTTGGTCAGCGGATAGGCTTGCCGTTGTAGAGGCAAAGTCTGCTAAGTTGGATAAAGCGTCACTTAAGTCGTCTATATAATCACTAATGTATTTTTTTCTTTCCTCGGGTGGTAATTTTTTAATATCATCATCACTTAAAGTATTTTGTGGGATATCTATTTCTAACCCTTTTTGAAGAGCTTCTAATTCTAGCGGTGACATTATTTTTTGAGGAAAGCCTATTTGTTGAAATATATCAAGCCATTCTTTTGAAATATCTACATAGCCTAAGAGATATTCTACTGGAACATTAAAGTATATTGCTAATTGTTGAGCTTTGTCCGGTTTAATTTGGGTTTCGTTATTTTCCCAACGTGAAATTGTTTTTTCACTAACGTTTAATAAATAAGCTAAGTCTTTTTGAGAAGCTCCGCTTTTTTTTCTGATTTCTTTTAATCTATTCATATATTATACCTTCTGACAAAATTATATCATAGAGAAGCAAAAAACAGACAAAAAAGACTGTTTTTTTTATTTTTTACTTGCAAACAGACAAAAATGTGCTATAATTCTTTTTGGAAGCAGACAAAAATGTCTGTTTTGTTAGACACCTTTAGAAAGGAGAAAATATGCTTATTACAGTTGAACATGCTGAGAAAGTACGCTCTAAACGTGGGCGTTTAGATTTAACTAAAGGCGCTACAGCTAAAAAATTAAATGTAACACCACGAACATTAAGACTGATTGAAGCTGGTAATTATGACGCCCCAAAACGTATTTATGAAAGTGTCATGAATTGGCTAGTAGAAGACTACTAAAAAACATGTACCTAAAAAGATACGTGAAAGCAACAAAAAAAGGCTTATGAAGTTTGGCGACCACTAAGCCTTTTAGGAAATAAAACTAAAACAAAATTAATAAAGCAGGCAAGCTATTATTAAAAGGGTTTTAGCAAAGTTTTTTATGCTTGAATTATAACAAATTCGGGCTATTGTGTCCATACGGAGAGCGGGAACTCTTAAAACTACAAAATAATTGGTATGTATAGTAAAAAGCATTAAAGGGCAACAAGAAAAAATCAAAGAAGAAAGGAAATAGCATGGAACTAAAACGAATTGAAGAACTTGGTTTTCAAGGGAATTTCTATGATGAATATTTGCAAAGTGATTATCATAACAATGATTTAACCAAACAAGAAGAATGCGATTTAAACTATTATGGCAGTACTATTCTAAGCTATGTTCAAAACGAAAATAGTTTAGGTGAAGTTTATAAAAAGCTATTTCTTATGGGAAAAATCGCTGGTATTAAGCAGGAAAGAGCTAGAAAGGGTCAAAAATGATATACCAAGAAATCAATTTACCAATCTGGGCTCAATTGGTGCTTATGGTGGTATTGATTATAGCATTGCTTTTATTGCTCCATATTAAGCCCGTAGAGGACGTTAAACAAGAAAATGAAGAAATACCAGACAATCATGTAAAAGAGCGTTACGGGGCTTATATTCAATCACAAGGACGATATTATAACTAAAGAAAGGAATAAAAAAGATGACTACATTTACAAAAGAATTTCAACAACGACTATTAGAACAAATTAATGGAGTTTTACAGGAACGTACACGAATTGAGGACGAACGACAAAAACGTAAGACTGAAGCAAATAGAAAATATGGTAAAAAGAGAGGTTAAACTATGACGGTACAAAATTTATCTAAAAATGATAAGCGTGTACTAAGCCTTATCAAAACAGGGGTAGAGAACGCTATAACAGGCGCTGAAATCGCTAGTATCTCGGGGCTTGATAAAAGACTTGTACAGAAGATTATTAGCCGACTAATTACAAAATACGGTGTTCCTATTGTGGGGGTAAGAAGTGGTAGTAACCGAGGATGTTTTATCCCTGCTAATAAAGCGGAACTAATGGACGGTACAAAGGCTTTTTATAATCAACTTCAAGATGAACAAAAGCGTCTTACTATTTTGGTGAACGCTGACCCAGCTATCTATACAGAGCTTATTAAAGAGCTTCTAGAGGGGGTGTAATATGGGAACATTTTCACCCGAGTTTGAGCAAGGTTTGTTAGACCGTATAGACGTAGTAACTGATAAGAAGTTAGAGCTAGAAAAACGGCTACAGAAACAGACGGGCTTAATAAGTTCTAAAGAGCTGAAAGAAGAACTAGATATAACAGGAGCAACTCTTACAAATTGGGTTAAGTTGGGATTAAAAGTCTATCAACCACCCTTTGAGAGTAGCAAGAAGCAATATTTTAGAGTGTCAGACGTGATTAATTTCTTAACTGTACGCTAGAAAGGAGAAATAATTGGCAGATAATAAGAAATATTACTACTTAAAACTAAAAGAGAATTTTTTTGAAAGTGATGAAGCTATTATTTTGGAAAGCATGCCAGACGGTTATCTTTATAGCAACATTCTACTAAAACTTTATCTCAGAAGCTTAAAAAATGATGGCTTGCTAATGTTTAATAATTTGATTCCGTACAACACACAAATGCTTGCGACGATTACACGTCACCAGATTGGAACAATCGAAAAAGCTATCCAAATTTTTCAGCAGTTAAAATTAATTGAGTTTTTAGACAATGGAGCTATCTACATGTCTAATATTCAAAATTTTGTTGGTAAATCAAGCACAGAAGGCGACAGGAAGAGAGCTGAAAGAGCTCAAAATAAACTAATCGGACAAATGTCTGGACAAATGTCCGACAAACGACCACCAGAGATAGATATAGAGAAAGAGATAGAACATAAGAGTAAGAATAAGAGTAAGAGTAAGAATCAGAATAAGAATAATGCTTCTGCTGATTTTTCTGAAATTTATTCTTACTACCAACAAGAAATTGGTGTCTTATCCCCTAATCAAGCTGAACAACTAGCGGACTATATCAAACTAGATAACTTTGAACCAGGGTTATTGAAGTGTGCTATTGATAAAGCTTCTAACAATGCTAAGCGTTCTTTTGGTTATGTAAATTCTATTCTAAGAAATTGGAGACAAAACGGCATTACAACGCTTGTACAAGCTGAAGAAGAGGATAGGAAGTTCCATGAGTCTAAGCAACAACCTGCTAAAAGTGATATAGAAAGCACTATCCCAGACGATTTACCATTTTAGAAAGTGAGGTTAAAACATGAAAAAGAACCCATTTGAGAACTTAAAAGACGTTGTAAAGCTTGAAGAGGTTTGTCCCGTCCATAACGTACACTTACAACAGCTTGATAAGGTTCTTGTAATAGCAGGCGAAGCCAAACCAAGAAAGCCCGTCCCTTTTTGTCCCGAATGTGCCAAAGAGGGAATAGCTCAAAAGAGCCAAAGCGAACTTGAAAAGCTCAAAAATAAAGAATTGTACGCAAATACTTACAACGTCTTGGAGCGTGATAGTACAATCCCTAAAGAGCTTAAAACGGCTACCTTTGACACTTTTATAGCAAATACACCAGAAGAACGTCAACTTTTAGTCTTTGCTAAAAAGCAGGCGGACAAATATCTAAATGGCATGGTAGGAAATACGCTTATAACGGGCGGTACAGGCATTGGAAAGAGTCACCTAAGTATTTCTATTGCCAAAGCGATAAACGAGGGATACAGGGCTAAGAATGAGCCTAAGAGCGTGTTGTTTATCAGCCTTACAGAAATCATTAAGGAAATCAAAGAGGGGTGGAATTATGGCAGAGGTGCCAAATTAACAGAAGCAGAAGCGGTTAAGCTATTGACTGAAGCTGACTACCTTATTCTTGATGACCTTGGGGCGAAGAATGCAACACTAAACCCTAAAAGCGATTGGGAGCAGGATTTCTTATTTGATATTCTGAATAACCGAGAAAACACGATTATAAATACTAATCTAAGCGGCTCGGAGTTAAAGGAAGTTTACAATGAACGCAATGCAAGCCGTATCTTGAAAGGCTTAGAGGGTAACACTTTTAAAGCGTTTGGTATCAAAGATAAGCGTTACAGTATCCGAAGTTTGAAAGGAAACTAATAGCATTTGAAAAGGGTGGACAAGCTGAAGCACTGTTTTAGTGCATTAGGTTATAAAAAGGTAAGGTGTTCCATTTTTGGAAAGCAAAAAATAAGGCTTTTTTGAGGTATTTTGTAACAAAAAGGGTAACAAATTTATCAAAAATACTAAAGAATACTATATTTTCAAGGATTTAGTTAACAATAGATTATTAATACCTAGAGTAATACAAGGAGAATAAGCATGAATAATGTAAAATCACACAACGAAATCAGACCATTAACAGTAGAAGAACTACAAAATTGGATTGAAGAAGAAAAAGCAATTTTAGAGATGATAGAAGGTTATAAGAGTAAGCTATCAGAGGGAGAACGAGAACAATTTGAAATTTTATGTTTTGGTGTTTGGAATTGCTTGAATAACTTGCATGGTATGCTTGATGATAATGAGTTAAAGTACTATCCTAAAGAGCTTAGAAAACGAAAAAGAGTAGAATATGCAAAGCTAATGAGAAAACATAGAAAGGGCAGTCATGGAAACAAATAATAATTTAATGACATCAGTAAAACAAGGGTATATTTTATATTCAAAAAATGGTATAATAGCAACAGAGAAAACACCAGATTTTGGTACAATTAAATTGAGTTATCAAGACGGAAAGTTTACACACCTAACCGTTACGACAACTAAAAAATAGCGTCTATCTGAACAACAGAGGGCAATTCATTAAGCTTGTAATAGCTTTTTGAGTTGTCCTCTTTTTAATTTTAAAACAGAAAAGGAGTAAGAAGAATGAAAAAAATTAACGAAGCAATTGCGGAATATGCAAAAGCAAAAGATGAGCGAAAGAGATCGTACGCTGAGCTTGTAAAAAGATTACAAAAAGATATAGACAGGGGCTATGCAGGGGCAGTATTAGCTAAAGAAACAATTGATGAAAGACGTTTACAAAGTGAAAGTACAGACGCTTGGAAACAAAAAGAACTGCTTGAAGCGTTGGAAAAAACGGTAGAAGATGAAAAAGAGAAGCTTGGAGTCATCACAAAGATAACTGCTGATGATTTAGCTGAATTTACTTTATTAGAAGAACTTGATTTTTCGGAAGAAGACCTCGTTTGTTATTTACGAAAGTACGAAAACAATCCTCTTGCGCTTAAAAAGCTAAAACAAATTTATCAAGCAGACCTTCGAGCGTTCCCGTTTCCAAAATTAAAAATTGAATTTCTTACCGAATGGGAAGAACAAGCTAAAGAAGCTATCCGATATATCACAGACTTAGACTATGTAAGAACTTCTGAACTTGATTTTATGGGTGATAAAATCTCTACAGATATGCATAACACCTTTTTAGAAGAAGCTTTAGCAGCTTACAATAATTGTTAAACAAAAAAGGAGCCACCACCGTGGATTTTCTAGAAGAAATCGATAAACAAAGCACTAAGGACAATGCTTATAAAGTTTTAAAACAATATCGCCGTTATTCTCGTATAGCTGGAGAAGAGTACACCCCAAAAATTACAGCTACTTATACGCTAGAACCTAAAACAGTTAGAAATTATAACAGTGGTAGCAGTCAAACAGAAGCGCTAGTAATTAGACGGGTGTCGGCTTGGAATGAAGTAGAAGCAATTATGAAAGCTATCAATCGTATTATTGACCCAACTGTAAGGCAAATTCTAATTGAAAAGTACTGTAAGTGGCAGGTAAAAAAAGATTATATTATTTATACAGAGTTGGGCTATTCAGAAAGTGCGTTTTATCGAATGTTGGAACGTGGTGTGATTGAGTTTGCCGAGGCTTATCGAGGCGGTGAATTATTGGTGTTTTCTAGATAACAAAAAGGGTGCCCCAAAAATGGGACACCTTTTTTAACCAGAAGATAAAAAATAACACGCTTAATGTGTCGAAAATGATTAATTTTTATGACTTTATTTTACCATTTTACGACTTTAATATCAAAAAAACATAGAAGTGACCCACCGCCTACCGCAGAAAATCTGTTTCAAGGGGCGTTAGACCACTTCTATAGGGGTAGTATAACATAATAAGCGGATTAAATCAAAGATATGTATTTAAGCAAATTAATTGGGTTTTTACGTATATAAGGGGGATTAAAGGTGACTAAGGTTAAGAGATTGGCGATAGAAGCTATTACAAAGCCTATGAAGCTAAAAGGATTAACCAAAGCAGTAGCAAGATTAGACGGTGAGAGGCTTGACATAAACTTAGAAGCGCTATTTATAGAGTTTGAAAGTCAGCGCTTAGAACTTGATAAGATAGCAGGAACAAAAGGGGGATACCGCTATTTTTTCCTTTGCCCAAGGTGTCAGAAACGTTGTAGAGTACTTTATAAGCGAGAAATAGCGTATTATTGTAGAATGTGCCAAGGTATCCATAAACAGACGTTAAACCGTAGTAAAACGGATTGTCAGTATTATTGGGAGCTAGCCTTAAAAGAAGCAAGAAAAATAGACCCGTATTTCACCCCTAAACGTGGTGGGTACATGTTTGACGGCTTTCCTGAACGTCCTAAATACATGAGGATAAACACTTATTCAAAGCATTACAGACGTTTTCGGAAGTACGTTGAAAAAGGTGATAGTCTTTGGTTAAAAGGCTTCTAATTGTTATATTTTGTATTCAAAACAATAATTTTATATAATTGGAGAAAGGTAGAAGCTATTATGAAGTATGAATTTTATAAAAAGAACCCAGAGGATAAAATTTGGTGGGTAGATGACAATGAGCAAGTAGGTACTCACCCATTTAGTTTTGATAAAAAGAAGGTATATCACTTATTTGCTGATTATCCTCACAATATGACCGATGAAGAAGTAGAGATTTTTAAAAAAGAGTGTCCGTTTTGGGCGAACTTCTTTAAGTATCGCAAAAAATAGTATTATCAATAAAATTTAAGTGGGTGTGGAAGGTTTTACACCCGATATTACAGATTTAAACCCGCTCAAATTTGAGCAGGTTGGCTATTGCTCATTTTTGAGTAATAGCTTTTTTTATTTTGGGGGTGTAGTTATAGCTACACCCTACAAGCGTACTCTTAAGTACGGTTGTAAGTAATGGCATTTTAACTTTGCTTAACAATTTTGTGAAGCAAAAAAAGTAACGCCCCAAAATGGACGCTACTTTGTAAGTGTACTGTTACTCAAAAATGAGTAAAAGCCAAAAGAAAAATCGAGAATCGCTCCAAAATACCCGACACGGAAACGATAATCGCTAAATAATTGGTAAAGAGGGCGAAAGCCCTTTTACATACCCTTATTTTAACATAAACAAGCGTAGTTGTAACTACCCTTGTGTTTACTTTTTCCCAATTTTGGGAGAAAGTATTCATGGGTGTACCTAAAGGTACGCCCATTCTTTTTCGACACTTTTGTCGTAAAGTAAAATGCTTACGGGTGTACTTTCAGGTACGCCCATTCTTTTGCTCAAATTTGAGCGGAAGACACAAGAAAAGTGTAAATACTTTATACTTGAATACGTGTTACACGTATGGTATAATGACATTGTCAGGAGGTAAAAGCGCTATGCCTATGACACAAAAAGAAATGGTTAAGTTACTTGTTGCCAATGGTTGGACAAAGACCAAAGGTGGTAAGGGGTCGCACGTTAAACTTGAAAAAGCAGGCGAACGACCTATAACCGTTCCCCATGGTGAAATTAATAAATACACCGAAAGGGGTATTAAAAAGCAAGCAGGGCTGTTATAA